CTATGACAAGGGCTCTCTTCATGACCTGAGTGCGTCCCAACTTATAGGAAAAAGTTCCTCTGTCAGTTTGTCAATACGGTCAGCAACCATCTGCGTTTCTACCTGTGCGTCTGGTTTACACCGAAGATTGCATACACGAGCAAATGCGTACAACGTGCCACTCCAATACCATTCAGTCATCATCGACTGCGGTAAAACAATCCTTGCTTGTTCTGGACATACACCTAATCTTAGTAGACGCTCATAAGTCCACTTTGCTTTACTCAAAACTTGCTCATAATCATCCACCATCGCTGGACCACTACCAGTAGGGGGATTGATATTAATCTCTACATCTGATGAACCTTGTTTCTTATCATCTGCCTTACCTCTCCAAATCAGAGGAACATAAAACTCCGGCTCTTCATCAACATATCTTCTTGACACCTCGTTCCATGTCAATCCAATCTGGTGTTTGACTAG